GGAGGCAGTCGCCGCGGCTGGTCTGCCGACCGCGGTCACCGAGAGCATTACGGCGGCGCTTCCGGACCGGATCACCGAGGCCGACGTCACCGCACAGATCTCCGGCCTTCAGGCCGCCCTCGGCCTGGTCGAGCGGGGCACCCTGATCCCGACCGTCACGGCCACCGTGACCCAGGAGTCCTTCGACAAGAAGGTCGAGGGCCTGGACAAGTTCTTCGCCGGCGACTTCACCGGGTACCGCAGCTTCAAGGAAGCGTTCATCGACATCTCGGGCAAGACGCCGAAGTCGGCGTTCACCGAGGACTTCAACCGCACCATGATGCGAGAGTCGATCGGCGAGTTCGACTCGGGCGACCGGCGCACCACCGAGTCGATGTCGGCCAGCTCCTGGAACCTGGTGCTCGGTGATTCGATCACCCGGCGCTTGGTCATGGAGTACAACCAGCCCGACCTGCAGAACTGGCGCAACGTCACCTCCTCGATCGTTCCGATCAACGACTTCCGGACCCAGCGCATCGACCGGATCGGCGGCTACGGCACCCTCCCGGCGGTCAACCAGGGCGCGCCCTACCAGCCGCTGACCTCGCCGACGAACGAGGAAGTCACCTACGCGATCACCAAGCGGGGCGGCACCGAAGACGTCACGCTGGAGATGATCGCCAACGACGATGTTCGGGCCATCTCCCGCATCCCGCGCAAGCTCGGCCTAGCCGCGGCGAACACGCTCTACCAGTTCGTGTGGAACTTCATCACCACGAACGCCAACACGGCCACCAACTCAGGCGCCACGATCTACGACTCGGCGACCCTGTTCGCCAGCGCGCACGCCAACTATGTCAACTCCGGCTCCGGCTCGGCGCTGTCGCAGTCGGCGCTGTCGGCCGGCCGCCTGCTGATGCGCTCGCAGACCGCCTACGGCGACACGCAGCAGTTCATCGCGCCGATCCCGCGCTTCCTCGTTGTCGTCAACGACATCGAGGAGCTGGCGTGGCAGCTGGTCACCTCATCGGTGGCTTTGCCGACCCCGGCGAACACCCCGCCGAACTCGACCGGTGCGGCGAACACACCGAACATCCACCAGGGCCTGGCCCCGATCATCCTGGACTACCTGCCGAACACCTCGCCGGGCTCCGCTACCGCATGGTGGCTGGTGGCCGACCCTAACCAGACGCCGACCATCGAGATCGGCTTCTACCAGGGCCAGCAGGAGCCGGCGCTCTTCACCCAGTCGGACCCCACGGTCGGCTCGGTCTTCAACGCGGACAAGGTCACCTACAAGATCCGCCACATCTACAGCGGCGCGGTGCTCGACTGGCGCGGCTTCGTCAAGGGCAACGTCTGAGCCCTGGCTTCACCCCAACTTCACACGCCAGACCTTCGCAACCCCGGGGCGCTCCTCGGGGCTTTTTGTACCCGAGGAGTGTCTCCATGCAGTATTCAGAGCTCGCCGGCAACCTGGGGCTGCGCGTCGCCGTCCCGTACATCGCCGCGGCATCGGGCGCGGCCGGCGGCGGTAACCTCGTCTGCCCCGGCGCGCTGCAGATCGTCTCGGCGACCTGGACGGCGAACGCGACCGTGACCGGGCAGGCCACCAACTTCGTGACCCTGTCGTTCTTCAACCGCACCACCGGCGCCGGCACCATCCAGTGGGCCACCGCGATCGCCTACTCGTCCGGCGGTGTGGTCGCTACGAAGGCCACCCCGGTGACGCTGACCCTGTCGTCCACGGCCACGGATCTGCAGCCCGCCCTGGGTGATGTCCTGGCCGTGGAAATCACCACGACCGGTACGGGCCTGACCGTGCCCGGTGGCATCGTGGAGATCAACGCGCGGTTCCGCTGATGGCGGCGCAGGCGACGCCGTACAACGTCACCGCGACTGGCGTCGTGTACGCCGGTGCGGCGACGTTCCGCGGCTGCTCGATCCGGGACACCTCCGGCGCGACCAACACCGTCAAGGTCTTCGACAATGCGTCGGCGGCCAGCGGAACGGTGCTGTTCACGGTTCAGCTCGCCGCGAATGCCTCCGTTCCGCCCCTGTCCATCGACGACGGTGTGCGCGCGGTCAACGGTCTGTTTCTGCAGGCGACCGGGGCCGTCGAAGGTTCGGTCTGGGTGGGCTGAGCAATGCCCACCGGAACGACGACCAGGGTGGCCAAGAGCGCCCCGGCCACCCTGACGCACACGTTCGTGGTGGGCGAGACCCCGACCGATGCGGCCGGGGCGGTCACGGTGACGCTCACCGACCTCAACGGCACGGTCATCGTCAACGCGGCCACGGCCACGCACGGCACAACCGGTGTCTACACGTACGCGATGGCCGGGCAGGCTGCGCTGTCGAAGTACAGCGTCGCCTGGACGGGCACGTTCACCGGCTCCGCGGTGACGGAGACGGATTACGTCGAGATCGTCGGTGGCTTCTTCTTCAACCTCGCCGACGCCCGCTCGAGCGATCCGAGCCTGTCGGATGCCTCGAGGTTCTCGACCGCGGCGTTGACGTCGTCGCGGCAGGAGGTCGAGGACGAGGTCGAGATGATCTGCGACCGGGCGTTCGTCCCCCGCTACCGCCGGGCTGTTCTCGACGGGTCCGGCTCGCCGGACATCCTGCTCACGGATTTCCGGTGGGCGGCCGAGGGTCGCTCGGCGGCCGATGTGCGCACGATCCGGTCGGCGACGATCGCCCCGCTGGTCGGTCAGACGTTCGTCGCGCTGACCACCCAGCAGCTGGCCGCTCTCACCGTCACTGCCGACGGGATGCTGCGGCGGGTCGACGGGGACATCTGGACCGAGGGCGTGCAGAACGTCATCGTCGAGTACGAGTACGGGCTGCCCGCGCCGGCGTCGGAGCTCGTCCGGGCCACCCTGGTTCGGCTGCGGGACCGGCTGTCGATCCCGCTGACCGGCATCTCGGAGCGGGCCAGCTCGTTCACGGCGGTCGACGGCGGCACGTACCGGCTCGACATGCCAGGTGCGTTCAAAACCGGCCTGCCGATGGTCGACGCCGTCTATTCGCGCTACTCCCGGCGTTCCGGATCCGGTACGGGAACGGGCCGGTCGCAGGCCGCGTCGCGGACGCTGTCGTACAACGTGCAGACCAACAGCCTGTTCCACCAGAGGCTCTGATGGCCGGCACAAACGCCGTCCTGGTCAAGTCGGCGCTCCTGTCGCTGTTCCAGACCGCTCTGGCACCGGTGCGCGTCGAGGACGCCTACAACAGTCGGCTGCAGGAGCGCGAGTACGTGTACTTCGGTCACATCGGCGGCCCGCAGCAGCCGCTCGTGTTCCGCGCCGGCGCCCGGCAGTCGCGGCTGGAAGACCTCACCGTCGACCTGCACATCGAGGTCATGAAGCCGTCCGGCACGACGGTCGACACCGACCTGCGCGTCACTGCGATCGGGCAGGTCGTCGAAGAACTCCTTGCCGCGGACCCGACCGAGGCCGCGCTAGTGCCGGTCGTGCCGGGCCTGATGGCCGTCTGGGTCTCCAACGTCATCCTCACCTCGTTCTATGCCTCCGATGGTGTCGCCGCGACCGAAGGCGTCTACCAGATCTCCGTCCAATCCCAGTTGAGGTAGGTGACCGTGGCTCTTACCCCGACGGTGCTGTTCGACGCCCGGATCTATCTCGAGTCCGCGGACCTGACTGGCTGGTCGAACAAGATCGAGCTTGGCGCCTCCGCCGCCGACGAGGACATCACGAACTTCGCCTCCGGCGGCTGGAATGAGCGCACCGGCGGCGAACACGACCTCGACGGCCAGATCGAAGGCTTTTTCGAGCAGCTCGACGTGTCCCGGCCGGATGACATGTTCTGGGCGAACCTCGGCAGTAGCCAACTCGCCCTGACCGCGGCGCCGACCTCCGGCGCCGCCGGCGTACTCACCTATCTGTCGCGGGTGACCGCGTTCGACTATCAGCCGAAGGGCAACGTCGGCAAGGTGGTCGGCTGGTCGGCGGCGATCCACGGCAACTGGCCGCTGGTGCGTGGGACGATCATGCACCCGCAGGGCACCGCCCGGACCACGACCGGTACGGGCACCGGCTTCCAGATCGGCGCGGTCACCGCGGCGCAGCGCATGTACTGCTGCCTGCATGTCCTGTCGGTATCGGGCACCACGCCGAGTATCACGGTGTCGCTGCAATCCAGCGTGGACAACACCTTCGCCTCGCCGACGACCCGGATCACGTTCCTCGCCGATACCGCCTTGGACGGTCAGGCGCTGTCGCTGCTGGGCGCGGTGACCGATCAGTGGTGGCGGGCGGCCTGGACGATCTCCGGCACGACGCCGAGCTTCCTGTTCGCCGTCTCGGCCGGCGTCGGCCCGAAGTAGGCGCGGGTGGCGGCCACCGTCCTGAACATCGCGCTCGACCGCGGCTCGAAGTTCGAGCTCACCGTGCAGGTCAACCTGAGCGGCGCCGCGCTGGCGCTGACCGGCTGGACCAGCGCCGTGTTCACCGTGACCGAGCGGGATCCGTCCGGCGCGGCCGTGCTCGACACGGTGGCCGGCACCTTCAACGCGCCCATCGGTCAGGTGTATGTCGACCTGCCGTTCAGCAAGACGGCCGGCTACGTGTGGTCGTCCGCGATTTACAAGATCGAGGCCACGGACGCGGCCGGGCAGGTCCGGCGGCTCGTCCAGGGCGCCGTGACGGTCAACAACTAGCAAGGAGAGTTCCATGGCCCTGACCGAATACAGCGTGCAGACCGGCGCAGCCGTGGCCCTGGTGGCGGCGACCCCGAAGACCGTGCTGGCGGTGATCGCCCCGGCGCAGTTCGGTGTGAACCTGACCCGTTACGAGATCGGCTTCGACGGTGTGACCGCTTCGGCCGTCCCGGTGCTGGTCGAGATCTGCTACTCGACGTTCGCGACCAACAGCACGCCGGGCACGAACAACACCACGGCGACCGTCAACCAGACCGCTGGCCGCATCATCACGGCCGGCTTCACCGGCTTCTACGCCTCGACGGTCGAGCCGACCGTTCTCACGCCGCTGGACAGCTTCACGATCACCCCGAACGGCGGGACGGTGATCCGTGACTACAACGGCGTGCAGCCCGACTCAGCGGTGTCGAACGGCTTCGCGATCCGGCTGACCGCACCTGGTTCGACGCCGAACGTCCGGGCCACGATGTTCTTCGGTCGCTGCTGATGGCGGTCCTGGCCGGCCAGCAGGTCAAGCAGCTGTACGAGACTGGTGACGCGGACCGGGTCGCCCTGTATGCGATCCGGAACGTCACCACGGCGGACACGGTGGATTTCGGCGCCGACTTCTCCGTCGTGAAGCGGGCTCTGGTGCTGGGCGCGACCGCGACCGGCGCGGGTGTCGGCTCGGTGAGCAGCAACACCGTGGTAACGGTCCCGTCCGGGCTGTCCGCGGACGCGGCGTGGGTGCTCGTGTACGGGTGCGCCACCTGAGATGGCTAATTCCAGCCTGCAGATACCCGGCGCCCCGTCGGGCACGAACGCCGACGTGTTCACCGTTGCAACCGGTGATCTGCGGCAGGTGGTGGTCCTCGGCGATCCGGTGACCGACGGGAACGTCGCGACGGTGTTCGCCGGCGGGCAGCTGCGGGTCATGGTCGACCCGTCGCAGCTGTTCCTGGATACGTTCGACGCGGGTTTGGACACGGTGAACCGGTGGCAGACCCCGACGGCCGGCGGGACCGGTATCGCCGCCACCTCCACGGTCGGTGCGACGGTGCTGGACGGCGGCACAACCGCGGGTTCGTTCTCGGTGCTGGAGTCCCGGCCCTATTTCCTGCCGGACGAGCCCGGCTGGGACCTGCTGGCGATGCGC